CACGCCCGCCACCACGCCCAACGCCACGCCCGCGCAGCCCGCCGACACCGGCGCCGCGCAGCAGCGCAGCACGCCCGATGCGGCTTCCGTCGCCGCCGACATCACCGAGCTCTGCGTGCGCCACGGCTTGCCGAAGCTCGCCGCCGGCATGATCCGCGGCGGCCAGACCATCGACCAGGCCCGCGCCGCCGTGCTCACCGAGCTGGCCACGCGTGACGCCGGTGCCGGCGGCCACCGCAACGTCAGCCGCGTCGACACCGTGCAAGACGAAATGCAGACCCGCATGGCCGGCATCGAGCAGGCCATCCTGCACCGCATCGCCCCGGGCACCGCGCTCGACGACAACGGCCGCACCTACCGCGGCATGTCGCTGCTGGAAATCGGCCGCAGCTTCCTGGAAGCGCACGGCCAGCAGACGCGCGGGCAAGACCGCATCACCCTGGCCGGCCGCATCCTGCACTTCCGCAGCCCCGGCATGCACGGCACGGGCGACTTCGCCAGCCTGTTCGCCAACGTGGCCAACAAGCGCCTGCGCGGCGCCTATGACGAGAACCCCGGCACCTACGCCATGTGGGCCCGGCGCGGCCCGAACGCGCCGGACTTCAAGAACATCAGCGTCGTGCAGCTCAGCGGCGCCCCCACGCTGCTGCAGACCAACGAACACGGAGAGTTCAAGTACGGCACCATGAAGGACGCCGGCGAGACCTACGCCGTGCTCACCTACGGCCGCATCGTCAGCCTCACGCGCCAGGCCATCATCAACGACGACCTGCGCGCCTTCGACCGCCTGGTCTCGGCCTTCGGCTTCGCGTCGCGCCGGCTGGAGAACCGGCTTGTGTACAGCCAGCTCACCGCCAACGCAAACATGGGCGACGGTGGCGCGCTGTTCAACGCCACGGCCGTCACCACGGCCGGCGGCCACGCCAACCTGTTCACCACCGGCGCCAGCGCCCTGCAGACCAGCGCGCTGATCACGGCGCGCACCGCCATGCGCCGCCAGAAGGGCCTGAACGCGGAAGAGCTGAACCTGGCGCCTTCGTACCTCATCGTGCCGGCATCGCTCGAGCAGACGGCCTACCAGCTGACGAGCAACCAGTACGCGCCGGCCGTGAAGAGCGAGATCAACGAGTTCCGCACCGGCGGCCGCACGTCGCTGGAACCGGTGGTCGAGCCGCTGCTGGACGACAACAGCGCCACCGCCTGGTACCTGGCCGCGGCCACGTCCCAGGTCGACACGGTCGAGTACTGCTACCTCGACGGCGCCGAAGGCCCGGTCATCGAATCCGACGTGGGCTTCGAGGTCGACGGCGTTTCCTACAAGTGCCGCCTGGACTTCGGTGCCAAGGCCGTGGACTGGCGCGGCCTGAGCAAGAGCGCCGGCGCCTGACCCCCTGAACGCAACCTGATGACCTGAAAGGCCACCATGAACAACTACGTGCAAGAGGGCGACACCCTCACCCTGACGCCTGGCGCCAACGTCGCGGCCGGCGCCGGCTACATGTTCGGCACCGCGATCTTCGGCGTGGCCACGGCGGCTGTCACCAGCGGCCAACCCGGCGAGTTCATCACCGAAGGCGTGGTCGAGCTGGCCAAGACTTCGGCGCTGGCCATCGCCACGGGTGACCTGGTGTACTGGGTGCCCGGGTCCAGCGTGGTCAACAAGACCACCACCAGCCAGCGCGCCGTGGGCGTGGCCGTGGCCGACGCCGCCAACCCCAGCGCCACCGTGCTGGTGAAGCTGGGCGTGCCCACGCTGCCGGGCACCTGATCGGCTGCCTGACCCGCTGCCTGATCTGCTGCCCACGCCGCCGTGAGCCTCGCATCCCAGGCCATGGCCCGCGCCACCGACACGCTGTACGCGCGTTTCGGCGACGCGGCCACCTACACCGACCGCAACGCCGTCTCCACGCCGTGCACGGTGCTGGTCGACCGCGACCTCACGCGCTACGGCGAAACCGCCGTGGTCAACCAGCGCACCGCCGTCGTTCAGGTGCGCACCGTGCAGCTGGTCGCAGCGCCGCGCCGCGGCGATACCTTCACCCTGGCCGGCAGCGGCCAGGTGCTGGTGGTCGACAGCCTGCAGGGCAGTGACGAATTCGAGCACCGGGTGTTCGCGGCATGACCACCAGCTACAGCATCCAGGTCGACCCCGACAGCGTGAAAGAGGCCGTGAGCCTCTTCGAGTTCGTCGGCGGCAACACCGACGAAGCCCTGCGCGTGGCCATCAACAAGGCTGCGCCCAAGGTGCGCACGGCCAGCAGCAAGGCCATCCGCGAACAGGTGCGGCTGCAGGCCAGATACGTCAACCAGCGGCTCACCGTCATCAAGGCCACGCGCCGCAACCTGAACGGCCGCATCCGGGCGCTGTCGCGCGGGCTGCTGCTGTCGCGCTTCAGCACCGACGCGCTGGTCTCCAGCGACAAGGTCGGCTGGTTCCGTCCGCCGCTGGTGCCCAAGCAGGGCATCCGCGTCAAGGTCAAGCCCGACGGCGCGGCCAAGGTGGTGACAGGCGACACCGACACGCGCGGCAACAATCCCTTCTACATCGTCATCAACGGCGGCCAGAACGTGGCCATCGCTGCGCGCCTGGCAGGGCAGGGCAGTGGCGGCCGCAAGGTCAAGATCTTCGGCGGCCCGTCGCTCAGCCAGGTGTTCAACACCGTGCGCGACCAGGTCACGCCCGAGGCGGCCGACGTCTTCGAAGGCGAGCTGCTCGACGCCATGCGCTACCTGCTGGTGAAGAAGTACCCGCCGGAGCCCACCGATGGCTGACCTGGTGCGCGAGCGGCTGCTGGCCAACATCCTCACCGCCGTGGGCGGTGAGTACGGCTTGCCGGCGCCCGAAGACGAGCGCGACCTGCCCGTCACCATCGTGCAAGACGGCAGCGACGAAGCCACCACCAACTACGACGCCACCGTCTGCGTCATGCCGCTGAACGTGGCCCGCGCCGAAGCGGCCGCCAGCAGCGACCGCGACGCCATGCGCCAGCAGGCCCACGCGGCGCTGAAGGCGCTGCTGGCGGCCATGTTCACCGACGAAACCTTCGACGGCCTGGCCGTCGGCATCGACTACACCGGCGGCGGCATCCAGGCCGACGGCCGGCTCGTGTTCGCAGAGGCTGCCTTCCGGGTGCGTTACCAGCACCTGCGCGGGCAGCCCGACGTTCTGGCCTGAGCCACCCACCCACAGACACCGAGGAAACACCCATGGGCGCACCCATCATCCGCTACGAGGCCGGCCAGACCGCAAAGGCCTTCGAAGAGATCGTCAACAGCGGCGACGCGAAGACCTACTCGGCCAGCTTCGCCCCCGTCAGCAACGCGGCCGGCTTCGAGCCCGTCGTGGCGCCCTACGGCCTGCTGACCGGCGGCGCCATCACGCCGCACGCCACCAACGACAACGTGGCCGTGGCCGCGCTCACGGCCTGCATGGCAGCCGTGTCGGGCGCCGACACCAGCGGCGTCATCTCGGTGGCCGCGGGAAACGTCGCCATCACCCGGCCTGCTACGGCGGTGGCGAAGATCTGCAGCATCACCATCACCAGCGCGGGCGCCATCGCCGCCGTGGCGGGCACCGACGGCGCCACCACCGCCTTCAGCGAAACCCGCGGCGCCGCCGGCGGCCCGCCCTTCATCCCGGTGGGCAGCATCGAAATCGGCCAGGTGCGCGTGACGAGCAACACCGCCGCGCTCATTACCACGGCGCAGATCTACACCGTGCCAGGCCTGCACGTCGAGCGCAGCGACTACCCCGTGTACGCGCTGGACTACGCCACCGGCAAGGTCACATTTGCAGAGGCGCTGCCGCTCATCCACACCGCCAGCGTGCCGAAGAAGGTGTACATGCGCGGTGCCACGCCGCTGTTCAGCGCCATCCCGAACACCAGCGACTGGGTGCCGGCGGAAAGCACCTACAGCATCACGTCCACCAGCACCTACGACGGCCCGGTGGGCTCGGCCAGCAGCTCGCTTGGCCAGGCCGGATTCACGGCCGTGCTGCGCGACGGCATCACCGACAATTTCCTGGCCCAGAAGGGCAAGGACCTGTGGTTCGAGTTCCGCCCTGATCGCGACAAGACCGTGCCCAAGCAGCTCACGCAGGGCAAGCTGGGCATCAGCCGCACCTTCCCCAGCGGCGGCGGCAACTTCAGCGCAGCCTGCACGGTGACGCCGCGCGTCGAGTCGGTGGACGTGCGCGCCTGACCATGCTCGACCTGCAGGCCTTTCTGAGTGCTGCGCTGCAGCCCCGGCAGCAGCGCGTTCCGGTGCCCGAGCTGGCGCACTGGCTGCTGCCGGGCGCCGAAGCCGTGTGGGTGGTGCGGGGCCTGACAGCGGCCGAACTTTCCCGCGCCAACCAGGCCGCCGAGAGTGGCCTGGCCAACGTGCGCGCCCTGGTGGCCGCGCTGGCAGGTGACGCGGCCAACAAGGCCGCCACCATCCGCCAGACGCTGGGCCTGAGCGACGAAGACGTGCCGGCCGACGTCAGCCGCCGCATCGAAATGCTGACGGCCGGCAGCGTGAGCCCCGTGCTGGGCCCCGACAACCGTGACGTCGCCGTCAAGCTGGCCGAGGACTTCCCGGGCCAGTTCTACGCGCTCACCAGCGCCATCGTCAACCTCACGGGCCAGGGGTCCGAGCCGGGAAAGCCGAAGCGCTCTGGGTCGACCCCGGCGTAAGGGCCGCCATGGCCCTGTGCTCAGAGCGCGGCAGGTTTCTGTTCGAAGTGCGCCCCGACCTGTTCCCCGAAGCCATGCTCGGCCACACCGAGACCGATCTCTGGGGCCGTTGGTACGAAGAACGCGAGCGCCGCAACACCGCCCGCAAGTAAGGACCCCCCGCCGTGGCCGACGCGCAGCGCACCATCGATCTGATCTTCAACGGCGTCGACAAGACCGGCGCCGCGACGCTGAGCGCGCTGAACAACGTCGACAAGTTCGCCGGCAACGTCCAGAAGCTCACCGAACCCATCGCCGACTTCACCCTGGGCGCGGTGAAGCTCGAGGCCGGGCTGCTGGCTGCCGGCTTGGCCCTGACCACCTTCGCGGTGAAGACGGCCGGCGACTTCGACGCCAGCTTCCGCCAGATCAGCACCCTGGTCGACGCTTCGGCCGAAGACCTGGAAGCCTTCCGCCAGGCGGTGCTGGAATACGCCAGCGGCAGCACCAAGCCGCTGGCCGACATTACCGCGTCGCTCAGCGCCGCCATCGGTTCCGGCGTGGACATGGCCGAGTCCCTCAGCCTGCTGGCCGTGGCCGAAAAGCTGGCCGTGGCCACGCGCGCCGACCTGACCAGCACCACCGAAACGCTGGTCAGCACGCTGAACGCCTACGGCCTGAAGACGGGCGACGCCGGCAAGGTGTCCGACCTGTTCTTCCAGACCATCAAGGACGGCAAGATCGAGATGACCGATCTGTCGGCCAGCCTGGCGCGGGTGACGCCCATCGCGGCCACGGCCGGCATCAGCCTGCAGGAAGTGGGCGCCGTCATCGCCACGCTGACGGCCGGCGGCATGCAGCCCTCCAGCGCCATCGACGCGCTGCGCAGCGCCATCACCAACATCATCAAGCCCAGCGAGCAAGCGAAGAAGCTGGCCGAAGAACTGGGCATCCAGTTCAACGTGCAGGCGCTACAGAGCAAGGGCTTGTCGGGCGTGCTGGACGACGTGGCCAAGGCCACTGGCGGCAGCGCCGACAAGATGGCCATCCTGTTCGGCGACGTCACCGGCCTGGGCGCCGTGCTCTCGTTGACGGGCAAGCAGGCCGACACCTTCAAGGACGCGCTGGTGTCCATGGGCGACGCCACGGGGTCGGTGCAGGCCGCCTTCGAGAAGATGGCGGGCTCGGTGGGCGAATCGAGCCAGCGGGCCGTGAACGCGCTGACGGCGCTGCTGGTGGGCATCGGCACGCCGCTGCTGGACGAGTTCGGCGGCATTGCCAACGCCGTGGCCGCCATCTTCACGGCGCTGGGCGCCAGCGTGAAGAACGGCGGGCTGAAGGACGTGGTCGGCTTCATCGAAAGCCTGTTCGGCGACCTGCAGAGCACGCTCGACAAGGTGGCGGCGAACCTGCCGAAGGCGCTGGAAAGCGCCGACCTGAGCGGCTTCACGCGCGGCATCCAGGCCGTGGTGGAAGCCTTCCGCAACCTGTTCGGCGGCATCGACCTGACCACCGTCGCCGGCCTGACCCGTGCCGTGGAGCTGGCCGGCGCTGCCTTCCTGGGCCTAAGCCGCTTCACGGCCGGCGTGGTCGAGAGCTTCGGCCCGCTGTTCGACTTCCTGGTCAAGCTGGGCGGCCAGATCGACAAGGTGAACCCCGACTGGCTGGAATTCGCCGGCAACATCGGCGGCGCGGTGACGCAGTTCAACCTGCTGCTGAGCGGCATTGGCGGGCTGGTACCGGCGTTGGAGGTGCTGGTGGGCCTGATGGTGGCCCGCAACGGCCTCAGCCTGCTGAGCGCCGTGAGCACGCTGGCCGCGGCCATGCCGGCGCTTACGGGGGCCCTCACGGTGGCGGGCGTGGCTTTCGCTGGGGCCTTCGCCATAGAAAAGCTGTACCAGATCGTCACCGGTGTCCTGCAGCTCAAGGAAGCCAACAAGCAGCTGGCAGAAGCCCAGGACCGCGCCCGGACATCGGCCGCGCAAAGCACTGAAACCCTGGACCGCTTCAACGAGACCACCGGCCTGACGGCGACCACGTTGGACGCCGCGATTCAGGCAATCGACACAGGCGCGGTGGTCTGGAGTACCGCGGCCAATGGGTGGGTCTTGGTGGGTGACGCGCTGGCCGATGCCGGCGACGCTGCCCAGGGGGTGGCCGACCCCTTCGGCGAGGCCAACCGAGCGATGCTTGATGCGTCAGAGGCAGCCGCCAAGGCCGAGGACGCCGCGCAGGGCCTGGGCGCCGCCCAGAAAGACGTCGGCACCTACACGATGAAGATCGTGGAGATCGTCGATCAGGCCACCGGCAAGATCATCGGCTACGAGCAGCAGCTGGTGCGCACAGAGGGCGCCGGCCGTAGGCTGGGCCAGGCCACGGCCGATGCGTCGAAGGACCTGAAGACGTCGGGCGACGTCATGGACGCGCTGAGCCGCAAGACGGACCTGACCAACAAGGAACTGATCGAGCTGGCGAAGAACGTCAAGGACGCCGAGATCAAGCTCGAAGAGATCGCCAGCAACGAGCGCATCAAGAACATCGAAGCCCAGGTCTCGCTGAACATCGCGCAGCTCGAGGCCGACACCGAACGGGTGAAGGCGGCCTTCAGCAGCATCGACAACACCGTGAACAGCACAGGCGATCTGCTGGGCGAACTGTTCGGCCTGTTCGGCGACTTTGACAAGCTGAGCTTCAGCACCACCAACAAGATCGAAGACCAGATTGAGCTCGAGAACAAGCGCCGCGATGGCGCGCTGAAGCTGCAGAAGGACCTTACCGAAGCGCAGATAGCCAATATCAAGGCGCAGACGCAGAAGATCGAGACCGGCGACGCCTTGATAAAGGTCGACGGCGCCGGCCTGCAGCCGCACCTTGAGGCGTTCATGTGGGAGATTCTGCGGACCATCCAGGTGCGGGTGAATCAAGACGGTTTGAAGATGCTGCTGGGCACCTGACGCCATGATGTGCACTCTGTCGACACCGGCCTATGACTTCGACGGCGTGGTCACGCTACGCCTGTCGGCCCTGCCGCAGCCCGACGGCGTGCGGCGCCGCGTCAATCGCATTGCCACCCTGGACGGCGGGGTGGCCGTCAACGACTTCGGCTTCGCCGACGCCGACCGCACGCTGCTGCTGCGCTGGGCGCCAACCGGCCAGGCCCAGCACGCCGAGATCGATCGCCTTGTGCAGACCTACCCACTGCTGCAGGTGGCCACGCGCGACGGCGTGTTCTTGGCCGCACCAGAGACCTACGTGCAGGGCACCGAGGAATCTAGCCTGCGCCTGCTGGTCACACAGAAGCTCTCTGCCTGACAGGAAACCACCATGCCCGCACCGACCATTGCCACCTACTCCGTCGCCGCCCTGGTGGCGGCGCATACCAGCTTTCGAGACCTGATCGACAGCGGCAGCGCCGCGGGCAAGATCCGCATTCGCGATGCGGCCGACGCTCTGCTGGCCGAAACCGTGCTGGCCGACCCGTGCGGCACGGTGAACGGCACCACCGGGCAGCTGACGTTCAGCGTGGCCACGCAGGAGGACGCGGCCACGGCAGGCACTGCGGCCTATGGCGAATTCGTGGACAGCGACGGCGACGTGCACCTGGCGCTGCCTTGCGAGGCCGGGACAGCGGCGGTATCTGGCAAGCTGGTGCTGAACAGCCTGACGCTGGTGGCCGGCGGGCCGGTGAACATCGTCAGCGCGACCATCGGGTGATCTGATGGCGGTGACCTGGGTCGGAGGCGGTCCAGCGGTCTTTGCCGCCTTCGGATCCAGCACAGTTTCTGGAGCCGCCCCGGCCGGGATTGCCGACGGCGACGTGCTGCTGGCGTGCGTGTTCGGCCGCGGAACGATCACCCCACCGTCGGGGTGGACCAAGCTGCGCGAGGTCGAGTTCTCAAACCCGGCCTTCATCCAGTACGTCGTCCTGTTCTCGAAGGACACCGTCACCACGGCGGACGCAAGCGCAACCTTCACCTTCGACGACGATTCCTTCAGCCGCTGCGGGCTGCTGTACGCCGTCGCCCGTGGCGTGGACGGCGAGGTCATCGGCGACGCCGCGGCCAACAGCGTGGACAGCTGGTCGATCACGCCGGCATCGGCAACGGCCGGCGCCGATGGGTCGATGCTCCTTGTGTTCGTCTCGCAGATTTACCCAGGAGACGTAGCAACGCCAACGCCAACGCCGCAGGCGTCGTTCACGCTGTTCAGTGGCGCCGCACTGGCCGACTACCGCCTGGCCGGTGCGTATCGGTCCGTGGACACCGGGCAGTCGAACTCCGGCGCGTTCAACATGGACCCGGCCGGTGCAAACCCTATTGCGGCCGGCTATGCCTACACCAACGGCCTAGGCGCCATCACGGTGCTGCTGTCGCCGGCTGGGGGCGGTATCGCGCCTGTAGATGGCATCGCCGCGGCGCCCGGTCCTCTCGGCGCTGCGGCGTCGCTGGCGCTGGCGTCCGTCTACGTGCGGTCGGCAGCGCCAGGGCCGCTGGGAGCGCCGCTGGTGATGGCGCGGCAGTCTGCGGCGCTGCTTTCAGTGCCGAGCATGCTGGGTCAGGCAGCAGCCCTGGCGGCGCACGACTTCACCAGCAGCTTCGAGGGCCAGCCGCTGCGCTACGTGATGGACCTGATATTCCCGCCCGCAGGAGCAGAGAGGGTGCCGATAAGCTCATGGCAGGCCACCTTGCAACTGGACAGGGCCCAGTACGTGCAGTGCGTGGTGCCAGCCTGCGAGCCCTACGTCGACCAGATCAACGCCGCGCCCACGTTCCGCATCAGGCGCCGGGCCCTGCTGCCTGACGGTCAGCCGTTCGAGTACGACATGGCCGTCGCGCCGCTGCAGACTGTGCAGATGGCGCGAGGCTCCCGCAACTACACCGCCACGCTGAGCGGCTATGCCCCGCCGGCTGAGGCCGACGAAGACCCGCCAGAGGCCACGGCGCGCACGCTGCGTGACGTGCGCAGCGTCACCACCCAGGCAAGCGGCATCAGGGTCAGCTGTGCGATCGACTGGCTGCTGCGGCCGGGCCAGATCGCCTACGTTGACGGCGTGCCGTTCGTGGCCAGCTACATCAACTATTACTGCAGCGACGGCGACCAGTACATGGACGTCGGCGAGCGCACCGAGGCCGGCTGATGGGCTACGCACGCATCCTGGGCGGTGGCGAGGACGGCCGCTACACCATCGAGATGGACTACGGCGCATCCACGAAAGCGTCCGCCATGGAGGCGCTGAACGCGCTGCTGGCGAAGATCGACACCGGCATCGCCACGCAGCGGGTACTGAACGCGGCGGCAGATGCGCTGGAAGCCGAACAGCGCGCCAGGGTTCTGGAAGCGCAGCAGCAGGTGATCGACCAGACCGTGGGCGGCCTGCCGCCGGGATCGCCCAAGCCCGACACCACAGCCTACAAGTTCGAACTGCTGAAGCTGTCGAAGCTTCAACAGAAGCACGCGCCCATGCGCATGAACCTGCAGGCGTTGCTGTTCGACAGGCAGCAGGCGCTGCGGCAGGTGGCGAAGTGGAGCGCATTCACGCCCACCGAGACGCGCCAGGCTTGGTGCGCAGACCTGACGGAGGACGCGCCGGCAGGGGCTTATGCGGCCACGCTGGATATTCCGGGCGAGTCCGGCCTGATCCTGCTGGCGCCAGGCTGCAGGGCTTGGTCGGCCGGCGACGGCATGCTGAAGGCGCGCGAAACCATGTCGCCTGAGCAGGCCTTCCTGAATGCTGCGCTGCTGCCCGGGTGGCAGAAATTCATGCCCACGTACCGCTGGGGCACCTGCATGGCAGTTGACCGAGACGCGGACACCATGAATGTTCATCTGGCGCCGGCCATCTCGTCGGCGCAGCGCCTGCCGGTCAACCAGTCGAGCACCCTGACCGGCGTTCCTGTGGTCTACATGACGTGCAACGCAGAGCCCTTCGAGGTGGGAGACCGCGTGGTCGTCCAGTTTGTCGGTCAGGACTGGACCAAGCCGCGAGTTATCGGGTTTCTGGACAACCCAAAGCCATGTGAAGAGTTCGAGTTGTATTACGGATATTGGAACGCGCTTGGTGTGACTTCTCAGACTCAAAAGATATACAAGAACCGCGATGGAGAAGAAGTAACAACTCTTGCACCATTCTATAACCCATTGACCCGTACAGGATCGGCTTTTGTATTTTGTGGATGGAATGACGGGGTAACTACACTGACGCGAAGAGAATTGAACGTTATCGAAGATGGTTCGTTCTTCGCGCAGTACGCTGGCGTGAGCGGAGAAGATATATCTAGCGCAATCGGGTTAAAAACTGAAGATGGCGCAACCACATATAAGCGAACAATATCAATATCCTATACCGGGCGCACGTTGATATCCGGCCCTGCGCCTGGCGCATACGAATCAGGCTGGGTCAGCTTTGCGGAAGCGCTCGCATTCTTTGTTGGCCAAACGGCAACTCTCTCATTCACAGCCTTCGGAAGGGTAATTCAGTACACCTGGCAAAGCCAGGCAGATCCTGACGATTCATCGTCGCTGATCTGGAAACTGACAGACGTCGATCCTCTGCAGCCGTAGACCGCCGCGTTGGAGCCCATGAATACCAAGCAACGCACCATCACTTCATGGCCTCCCGGCATCGCATCGGTGTAGCGGTTAGGCTGGTGCCGTAGTCGCGCGGGGACAGGATCAGGTGTGCCGGACTTGTGCCGAGATCAGGCCGATTTCGGCTTTCTCGGCTTTCGCAAGTCGTTGATTTTCAATACTTCGGCGGCATGGGAACGTCTTGTGATTCTGGTCGTCGTGGGTTCGAGTCCCATCAGCCACCCCAAGTGATTTCCCTCGTAAGCGGCCTCTTCGGAGGCCGCTTCTCTTTGTGCCTTCGGCGCAGGTTGTGCCGGAGTTGTGCCACCGGCTGAGAGATTGCCGGCCCACTGCGCCACGTGGCTGCGGCCCAGGTGGGCGTAGCGCTGCACCATGGCCAGGCTGGCCCATCCGCCCAGTTCCTGCAGCACCGCCAGAGGCGTGCCGGACTGCACGTGCCAGCTTGCCCAGGTGTGGCGCAGGTCATGGAAGCGCAGCCAGGGCACGCCGGCGCGCACGCAGGCCTTGCGCCACGCGGCGCTGCTGATCTTGCCCGTGGGGGAGTCGGCCACCAGGCGCGGCTTGTCTCCAGGCGAGGCCGCTGGCTCCCAGTGCGGAACGGGGAACACCCACTGCTTGTGGGCGCCGCGCTGGCGGGCCAGCACCTGCAGGGCTTCGTCGTTCAATGGCACGCTGTGGGCGCGGGCGGCCTTCATCTCGTCGGCCGCAAACCACGTCACAGCCCGCGCCATGTCGACCTGCTGCCAGGTCAGCAGGCGCACGTTGGTCTCACGCAGGCCGGTGGCCAGGGCGAACTCGGCCATGGCGCGCAGGTGCGGCGGCAGCTCGGCCAGCAGCTTGTCGGCTTGCTCGTGCGTCAGCCAGGCCACGCGGCGCGCAGGCTCGGCGGCCTTGCTGATCGGCGGCACGGCGTCCAGCCAGCGCCGCTTGTGGGCGTAGTGCAGCACGGCGCTGAGCTGCGCCAGGTGGCGGTTGACGGTGGCGCCGCTGGTGGGCTTGGGCTTGGGTGGCGGCAGTTCGGCCGCAATGGCGCGCTCGATAGCCCGGCGGTTGACGGCTTCGGCCCGGCGCTCGCGGGTCAGGGCGCGGATCACGGGATCGGTGATCTCGGCGAGTGGCGTGCCGCGCAGTCGGGCGCTCAGCCAGCGCAGCACGCGCTTGATCTCCTCGATTGAGCGGCGGTGCTGGTGTTCCTCGAGCCAGGCCACGACGGCCTGGTCCCACGTCACCGTGGGGGTTTCGCCGAGGCGGCGGGCGCGCCAGAGATCGCGTGCAAGCGTGGCGGCGTATTCCTGCGCCTCGGCGCGGTCCGAGGTGCCAGTGCTGCGTCGAGCACGCTGGCCGGCAACGTCGCCGAGATCAACCCACCACGTGCCTCGTTTGCCGCGCTGATAGAGCCGCATGCGCCCTCCCTGTAGACCCCGTACTGCGTGCGCAGCCAGGAAATGACGTCATCGTCGACCAGCACGTAGGCGCGCCCGATGCGCGCGGCCGGCAGGCCGCGATTGTGGATGCAGTCGCTGACCGTCTCGGCCGTGGTCTTCAGGACCGCGGCCGCTTCGTCCAGGGACAGCGTGGTCGGCATGGTCAGGCCAGCGCGTCCAGCGGGCTGATGACGCCGCGCCCGCCCTGGCTGGCCGGCAGGACGTGGGTGTAGATCATTGTGGTCTCGACGTCGGAGTGGCCCAGCAGCTGCTGGATGGTGCGGATGTCGTACCCGGCCTGGAGCAGGTGGCCACGCTCGCCAGGCTTCGGGCCGGCGGCAGCCATCAGCGCCGCTGCGCGGTGCGTAACGGCTGCTGATGTGGGCGGTGCCTGGGTGGTGAGCATGGCGGGCCGGTGTTACACCGCGGGTGTGGCGGTCGAATTCACGTTAGGTGCTTTTCGCGTGTTACAAAATAGTCGTTGACGCGGTGCATTGTTCGTAATACAGTCTATTCCACGGTGATGCACAGGGCAGCACCGGCAACCAGGAGAGACACCATGAGCAGCATCAACCTCTACGAAGCCAGCCCCGAAGTCATCATGGAAGAGGCCGAGCGCATCGCCGACGACTGGAACGCCTTTTGCGATGGCATCGACACGATGGGCGTCTGCTACGCCGACAAATCCGCATTCGACGCGGCTCCGTTCGCTGAGCGCCTGTCCACGGTGCTGGAAACGTTTCGCGGCAACGGTGTCGCGGTCCCGGCATGAGCCAAGCCCCCGAACCAAAGCGCCGGGGGCGCCCGCCCCTGGCCCCCGGCGAGAGCACGGCGTCACCAGTGCGAACCGTGCGCCTGTCAGATGCCGAGTTCGCAGAGCTACAGGCGCGCGGCGGCTGGCCCGCTGTCCGCGAGTGGCTGGCGAGGCCGCAGCGTCGGTCAGCGGCGAATGGGCCGTCACGCTGACTCCCCCAGCGCAGCCCGCGCCGCCTCTTTTGCTGCGTCGTGGTCGTCGTCGTTCAGCATCCCGCGCAGTGCAGCAGGTACAGCGGCTCGGGCTGCGGGGCTGCCAATGCGGCACGCAGGGCGTCGGCGCCCGGCCAGCTATCCGGCAGGTCGTGAGCAGTTCGCGGGCGGCGGTGCGTAGGTCGGTTACGTTCACATCTGCTCCAATTTAGGCAGCCCATTGCGCGGGGCTGCGGTGTAGGGTGTTGATATGTATGGGGTTGTCAGCGGGCGTGCTGATATGGGCCAACTGGGGTTAGTCGGAGGGGTTGGTCCACATTACGTTAGGTTTCACAACAGCCCCTCTTGCACGCATTCGCGCGGGGGTTCGGGTGGTAGTAGCGTGCCCTGGGCCTGGGCGCGGCTGATGCGCTCGCAGGCGATGTCGAAATACGGGCGGTGAATCTCCACGCCGACAAAACGCAGGCCGAGATTCATCGCCGCTACTCCGGTACTGCCTGATCCCATGTAAGGGTCAAACGTCAGCGCGGGAAAACCGGCCAGCTCCAAGCATCGGCGCATCAGTGCAACCGGCTTCTGTGTCGGGTGCTCTAGCCCTCCACCTACAAACGGGCACTCTTCGCCGCCGCGCTGTATGCCTTGCCACCGCTGGCGGTGTACGCGGTTTGAGCCGAGGAAGTTTGTCCACGCGGTTTCACAGTCGCCGCCCGACCACCTGCCCACAATCTGCTTATCCCAAATGATCCAGCCGTAGTTGTCGGGCAACCTGCTGGCGTAGGCCGAAGCGCCGAACAGAATCACGAGCTTTGCCAACGGCAGCAGTGCCCCAGGGTCAAACGGCGCATCGTCGCCATGTATCGGGGCCGCAGCCTTGCCCCATGTGCGCGTGCCATCCGGCTTATACCCGGCGCTTGCGGTCGAGTCGCGTGCATAGCCAATGCCATAGGGCGGGTCGCTCACCACAGCATCAAAGCGCGGCAGCAGCGGCAGCACCTCGCGGCAGTCGCCGTGCCACAGTTCCGCGTTCCCTATCACCACTTTCTCAGCCACGGTCGGCCCTCGCGTGAATCAACCCGCTGATCTGCTGCGCCAGTCGGGCAGCGTCAGCAATCATCGGCAGCAGCACCAGCGCGGCCACCGCGTCGGCGGTCTTCAGTGCGTCCTGTAGATCGCGCGTTGCAAACGTCGCAGAGTTCAGGGCCTTTGTCAGTTCTTCGTCCATGTTCATCCTTGGTCAGTGCGCCACCAGTGAAACCTAACCAGACAATTCAAGCGGACTGCCTACGGCAGCCTCTTAATTGCAACGTTAGGCCCTGTCACGCGAACGGGCCATCCATCAGACCACCCGGCTTGTTCCACTCTGCGCGCACCTAGCGCTTCGTCTATCGTGGCGCGCATCAGTCCGCCGTGATGCCTCGCCTGCAGCCATTGCAGGCACTCGCGCAGTCGCTCAATCTCGTCGGCGGCTTCGAGCATTGCAGTGCTGTAATCGTCGCTCAGTAGCTCGTCGGCAGGGTAGGCCCTCAAACGTTCAACCAAGGGCCTAACCTGGCAGTCAACCGGAGAGCCGCCGGCCTCTGGTTTTTGGTGTTCGGCGTTCACGTTGGGCGTCTCCCGGTTACGTCTACGTTAGTCGTCACACTGACGACCGTCGTGAAGTGCCCAGGCGCCCCACGCTTCGGCTTGTGCGTGATCGTCAGCACCAGCCCCTGCCGTGCTGCTTGCGACAGCAGCTTGTGCGCTGCTAGCTCGATGTCGACGGGATGCGGAACGTGCGCTATGCGCGGGTCGCGCTGGCGGGGCGCGGGGTCGGCGTTGAGCAGTTCAACGGCGCGGGCGGCTAGGGTGGTCATGCTGCGTACTTCTGCCTCGGCATCGCCATCAGCGCGGCCGCCGCACGATTCGCCGCAGCCATGCACTCCGCAAAGCGCGTGCCGCTGACTGCCTGCATTGCGGCCTGGTGCGCCTCGAAATACGCGCGCAGCAGCGCGATTGATTCGGGTGTTTCGGTCATGCCCGCATCCCCCACGCCTGGGCCAGTGCAGCGCCGCCGTCGGTGTGGCGGGCGGGCGATTCATCGGCGGCGGCGAAGTACACGCCCGGCACCCCGCGCACCAGGTGCGCGTTCAGGTTCTGCAGCTCGCCGCGCTTGACGAGGTTACGCACGGACCAGATCACTTTCGACTCGTTGCCGAACTTGGCCACGATCTCGGCGCGCGTGCGTGGCGTAGCGCAGAAAGCGCGGATGGCCTGGGCGTGTGAAGTTGGTGGGCGTGGCATGTCAGGCGCTGGTGGTGCTGGGCTCGATGACGCCATCGAGCCGAGCCCCAACAGCAGGGGCCAGCGGTGGCGTCTCGGTAGCAGTGCAGCACGTCGGGCCCTCGGGCTGCGCCCAATACAGGACCGTGCCCCACACGTCATCGCCGGTGGCGACGTCAAGCCAGCGCTCGCCGGTCCACCAGCCGCCGCACCAGTAGGTGATGCCGGCGCGGTCCTTGAACCACACCATCACCGTGAGCTCGGCATCGGGCAGGCAGCCGGCGGCCACGCTGTGCCACTCCAGAAGCTCGGCGGTCTGCACGGTGATGGCCTGGCCGGGCCTGACAGTGATGACGGCGGGCGCCACGGCCGCTTACTCCGGACTGCCCAGCAGCACCACGACGCCGGTCTCTTCGGCGATGCGGGCCCAGGCGCTGCGGAAGGCGGCTTCCAGCGCCTTGTGCGGGCGGACCAGTTCGAACCAGATCGACAGCACGCCTTCCTTCAGGCGGTAGCGCAGCCGGGCCTGCAGTTCGCTGGGCTCTTCGTTCTCGAAGACGGGGATGCCAAGGGTGATGAACTCGGGCAGCTTCACGCTGCCGCTGTAGTTGTTCTCCGCGCGCCACTGCAGGTTGTGGCTGCCGTCTTGCAGGCGCTGCGCGGCGACGAAGTGCCCGGCCTGCGCGGTCTCGAAGTTCAGCGCCATTTCCAGCAGCGCGGCGCCGGCGGGCTGGCGCACGTCGGGCAGGTTGTCTTGCAGGAACTCGGCGAAGGCCAGCTGGCTGAAGTGCTGGCGGTTGGCCTTGTTCCACAGCAGCCACTCGCGGCTGGGCGGCACCTTGAACTCTGCGCGGAAGCCGCGCCATGCGGGGGCCTGCACCGCGCCGATCTGCAGGGTGCCGAAATCGTCCAGCACGGCCAGGAAGCTGGCGGGCTCTAGGCTGGCGTAGATGCGCGACTCTTCGAGCTTCTGGTCGTTCACGTAGCGGATGAAGCTGGCCGTGTCGCGCAGCTTCACCGTGGCGGCGGCGCGCGGCGGCAGGTCGGCCTCGGGCAACTGCTTGAGGGTGTAGCCCTCAGGCACCACGGCGTAGTGCATGCCGTCCGGGTCGGGGTTCTTGTGGGGCTTGCCCATGGCGGCGGCTGCGTTCAGCAGGGCCTGGGTGTCGCTGGGGGCCGCGGCGAGTGCGGTGGTGGTGGGTTGCGGGCTGTAGCTCATCGGGGTCTTCCGGTGGGGTGGGTCAGGCAGCGGCGGCGCTGTTGCCGGTGCTCGCGGCGAGCGTGATGCCGGGCAGCTCGTCTTGCTTGTGGTGGTGGCGGGTGAGGTTGCCCTCGGGCGTGGGGAAGAGCACCGTGCCGTTGTCGCTGAACGTCGGCGCCTTCACGGAGACCGAGGCCTTCACGACCACGGCCTCGGTGCTGCCGCGCATGGGCTTGATCTCGACGGTGAGCTTCAGGCTGCCGCCCTTGTTGGTGCGCTGCACGTCTTGCACCAGCTGCTGCAGGTTGGCGTCGAGTTCGTCGATGGCCATGCCGGCGCGCACTTCGCGCAGGGTGTCTACAAAACTTCTTCGCATTGCGGGCTTCCTTGGTGGTGGGGGTGGGTGGGTGAAGGGGTGGGCGCCACCGCGGCGGCCAGGGCGTTGACGCGCGCCTCGCCCCACTCGGCCGCGGCCACGGCGGTGGGCGCGTCTATCAGATCGACCAGTTCGTCCATCACCTGCACGCCGCGCTTCGCAGCCTGGTATTCGGGCCCGCTGAAGGCCACGCGGCCGGTGCGCTTGAAGCGCTGGATGACGTCGGCCACCAGCTCGAGCTGCTCGCGCATTTCGTCCTGCGCCACGCCCAGCAGGTCGGCGGCGCGGCTCCAGGTCAGCACGCCGCCGGCCATCTGCCACAGCACGTCTTCGGTGCCGTGGCCGTGGGCGATGACGTCCAGGTTGACGATGTGCGCCAGGCCCAGGGCTCGCACCTGGTCGGCGGCCAGCTTGGGGCGCAGGGCGCGCGGCGGCATGGGCACCACCACGCGGCGGCGGCAGTGCTTTCTCATGCCTGGGCCTGGGCGGTGACGCACACCAGCCAGGGCTGCGCGGCGTGGCGGGTGATGACGGCGTGGCCTTCGGCCCACTGCAGGGCCTGGGAGGCCATCTCCACAGCGTCGTCGCAGTGCTCGCGCGGGTCAAGCAGCGGGCGGGTGTCGTACCAGCCCGTGCCGTCGGGCAGCGTCACGTGCACGCAGTTGGTTTCGATGTCGGCCACCACGAACTTGGCGGCCATGTCGGGCTGTGCGGTCATGGTGGGCTTCAGTCGTCGAAGTCGTTGGCCGCGGCGCGGCGGGCGTCGAAGGTGGGGCGGGCGCGCTGCTGCGCTTCGCGGCTGATGGCGCGCGCGGTGCCGCGCAGCAGCGGGCTGTACAGCGGGTGCGCCAGGGCCTCCTCCACGGTGGCCGGGCGGCCGGGGCGGTGCAGCTGGCACCAGGCGGCCTGCAGCTGCGCGGGGGTGAGCGCGCGCTCGGGGTGCTTCATGGCTCAGCCCTGCAGGTGCTGCAACTGAACCCGCAGCGCGTTGGCCTCTCGGCGCATCTGCAGGCAGATCGCCGGCAGGTCGGCCAGGTCTTCCTCCACCCGGTCGATAGCCCATTCCAGGTCGCGCAGCTTCCAGCGCAGCACGGCCGCGCGCAGGCGGCGGCGGGCAGTGGCCAGCCAGCCGCTGCGGGTGGGCACCGCCGCAAGCGTGCACAGCTGCGCGGCTTCGCACGGGGTGAGGTAGTGCAGCAGGGCCAGGGCGCCCAGGATGGCCAGCACCAGGGCGACCAGCACGTCGACGGCTGCGTCGGCGCGGCGGGTGCGCTTCGCGTTCATGGCGTTGATGGCCTGGGCGAAGTGGTTGGCGTCGCGCGGGGTCATGCGGCATCTCCTGAGTGCGTGGAAAGTGCAGAGGCGGAGGGCGACTTCCAGTAGTCAGGCAGCAGCGCGGCGTGGAGCGCCGCCGCGTCAGTGGCCGACAGCAGGCAGCGCATCACGCCGCCGTCAGGCATCTCCAGTGCGATGCCCTGGCCTGAGCCGTCTGCGTTCGGCGGCAGCACGGCGCGCAGTCGCACTGGCGCGAACGTGGCAGGCGCTGCGCTGGCGCCGCTCACGGCCGGCCCCCAGGCAGCGCGATCAGCACGCCGGCCACCAGCACCATGACGAACAGCACGCGCAGCGCCAGGCGCGCGGCCATGTGGAGTGGGTTTGGGCGCGTCACGATTGCTGGCCCAATGCGCGGGCAATGGCGGCGTCGGCGGCGCGCAGCACGGTGGTGCGCTCCAGGGCGATGCAGCAGGCGTTGCGCAGGTCTTGCAGCGCCATCAGCAGATCGGGCGCGGCTGCGATCAGAAGGCAGTCGGCGTCGATCTCGGCAAGCGTCTCGCTGGGCTGGCTGCTTATGAAGCCGAAGCCGCCGCCGGCGTACAGGATGCTGTGCACGGCTGAGCGGGATGGGTCGCGTTCAGCGGGAATCAGCTCGAGGCCTTCCCACTTCCATGGGCCGGGGGTGTAGCTGGCCGTGGCCTGCGTGGCTTGCGCCAGGGCAGCGGGCTTGTCGGCGGTGAGGTGCATCGGGCTCTCCGCTCCCCTGTGTGGTGGGGGAGTGGGGAGACTCTATCCGCGAGCTAGTCTAGCGTCAAGATAGCTAAAGCAGTTTTTTCACCTCATGCAAACCCTGCCCGGCGTGGAGCGGCGTACAAGGCGGGTGCGGCCATCGTCCTGCGACACAATGCGCGTCATGTTCAGTGCCCGCTTCGGCCGTCCTGTGGTGTTGACGCGCCACACGCGCCTGCGCATGGTCGAGCGCCAGATCGACGAGGCCCTGCTGCTGCGCGTGCTGGACGAGGGCGGCACCCGCTACAGCGACGCCACCCAGCTGCGTGACGTGTGTGGACTCGGCCAGTTCATCCAGGGTGCCGCCGACCAGCTTCTGCAGCACATCCACAAGGTGCAAGCGCTCTTCTGGGGTGATGTTGCCATCAGCCAGCGCCTGGTCTATGGCGGCGACGATCACGTTGCCGGGCCATGCGTGGGCGATGCTGGCGTTGTTTTGAAGCCAATACTGAAGGAAGCGGATCTCCTGGTCCGACAGATGGCCATCAGACAGAATTCCTTGAGCGATGCCCAGCAGGGCTCCGCACGATCGGGCAAGGTCGTTCCGGAAGGCGGACGCTTGACGGGAAAATAAGGTCATGGGGGTGCGACTCCGTGGGTTGTGCAGGAGGCTGGTGTGTCCGCTTTCACCATAGCCCCCACATCCCCCTGATGCACTCCACCGAACAGGGGCGGTCTGAAGGGTGGGCCCGGGGGGAGATTGACCCTTCAGCGCGTTGGCCTGGGCTTCGGTTTGGTAAGGTGTAGACCTGGTCCGTCATGCGCCGTTGGCCTGGCGTTTGGCGGGCGGGGTGCGGAGCAGAACCTGCAGCTCGTCCTGGTGGCGCTTGAGGCCCCGGCGGTGCGCCAGCTTGGCCAGCGTGTCGGCCACGTCCTGCCGTACGTCATCGGGCATGTCGCGCGCCAACTCGATGCCCAGCACCTCCAGCGCCGCGGCTAGGCTGGGCGGCTGCGGTACTTGCCGGGCACTTGGTGGCGCGGTGAATGAGAGCCAGTCGGGATAGTGCCGATACAGCTTCTGTTTCAGCTGCCGGCCAACCCTGCGCGGTTGCCCGGATTCGAGCGGGACGCCTTTGACGATCTGATAGATCGACTGTTCGTTGACCCCCAGAACGCGCGCGACTTCCTTGCGCCGCGCGGCTGTGCTCCCGGCTAGGCGCCGAAGTGCCTCGACTTCAATGTCCATGACCGCAGATTCGAGCATGGCGCTAGCGCGATAGTCACTCTGTAGGCTTGACATTGAATCTAGCGTGCGGATAGAGTCCGCAGCCATGATCTCAATGCCCGCAACCGAACGTCTTGCCGTCGCCGCCGCCATCGGCGTCAACGAGCAATACCTCTACCAATGCCTGACGCGGCGGCGGCCGACGCCCCCAGACCGCTGCCCCGCGATCGAGCGCGCCACCGAAGGCCGCGTGACCTGCGAGGAACTGCGCCCCGACGTTCACTGGCAGCGCGTGCCCGACCCCGCATGGCCGCACCCTGGCGGCAGGCCGTGCATCGACGTGGCGGCGCCCGTCGCGCAGGCGCAGCAGGAGGTGCGTGATGCAGCCTAGCCCCATGCGCGGCCACGTCCCGCCGCGACCGTTTCCGGCGCCGCTTCCGGCGCCGCTTCCGATGCCGTCCGTGATGAGCCAAACCAACCGCGTGCGCGTGCTGCTTGCCAGTGACGGCTCTGTCGTCAACGTCTGCAGGGTCGCAGGGGAACGGGTCGTCTGCGTGATCTGGCAGCGGCCAGTCAGCGTTGCCGAGGGGCCGTTCGTGTCAATCTTCGAGGGCGAGGCCGCGCCCGCATGAGCAGCCCCGCCACGTCCCCCTGGTTCCCGGCCCTGGTGAACCCCTGCCGCCCGGGCTGGTACGAAATCCTGTGGGCGGGCTTCACCGACGAGAACCTGCCCAACGGCCGCTGGCGCTGGGACGGCCAGGTGTGGCGCGACGCCACCAACCGCCCGCGCCAGATGTGGGTGCATGACCAGTGGCGCGGCCTGGCTGCGCCCGCCGAAGCCGCTGCCGGCGAAGCGCCGGGCGAACTTTCCAAGGGCTGAGGTGGTGCATCTCATGACCCGCAATGTGCAACCCGTGCCGCTGCCCAGCAATGGCACCCCTTCGGGCCCGATGCCATGGACGTACTGACCGCCGCCTTCAACGTGGTGCACGACTACCCCGGGGGGGCGCCGGCCCTGGCCACGCGCCTGGGCAAGGCCTCGAGCACGCTGAGCCACGAGGTGCAGGCCGGCTATCCGGGCGCGAAGTTCGGGCTGCTCGACGCGCTGAAGGTGACGAAGCTGAGCGGCGATCTGGGCATCCTGAACAGCTTCGCGGCCGAGTGCGGGTGCCTGGTGCTGCCGGTGATGGCTGGGGTGCTGCCGGTGATGGCTGGGGTGGGGTCGGGCGACGGCGCGATGTTGGCGCTGAGCAAGCTGGCGACGGAGTTCGGCGACGTGGTGAGCGAGGTGTCGAAGTCGCTGGCCGACGGCAGCGTGAGCGACAACGAGCTGCTGCGCGTGGAGCGCGAGGCCGGCGAACTGGTGGCCGCCGTGCAGGCGGTGCTGGTGATGCTGCGGCAGAGCAACGACGCGGCGCGGCGTGAGCGGGGTGCGCGGTGAAGGGCCCGGTGGGTGCGGCGTCGAAGCCGCAGCACGTAGTGCGGGCGCCCGATGCGGACGGCCGGCGTGCGTGCAGCCGGCGCCGCGTTGACCTGGCGCCGGATGAAGCGTACTGGCCGGGCTACTTCACGGCGCTGGTGCGCCAGCACAACTGGCCGCCCCAGTTCCAGCCGCATTGCCTGGGCGATGGTGGCCGAAAGAAGCTGGGCCGTCCGGGCTTGGTTCTGACGAATGCCGCCTCGTGAGGGCGCGCGCGTTGGGGAGGGCGCGATTGATCCGCGCGGATACACCTACACCGAGGCTTGCCGCCACGAGTGCGAGGTGCGCTACGTGCTGCGGATGCCGAGCCGACAGCAGCGAGCCGAATACCTTGACGGTGTTGAAAGGCGAAGGGGCAAGCTTGCAACCGATCGTCTGCGCGCAGACGTTGCAGCGGCGTGGCGTGCCGCGCGAGAGGCAATACCCCGCACCCCCGAGTGATGCGTGGCGCGGCGACGCGGGCGCTGCCTCGGTTCACCCACGCGGTGAACACCTTGCGCCGAGCTTTGGGTCCTTCCTGGGCGACATCGGTGCGGGTACGCAGAGCCGCCGTTTTCGTGTAGACAGTGGGGCGCTGGCACGGTGAACTGGGACAACTACGACAGCGTGCTGGCGCAGCTGCGCGCCGCTGGGTTGCTGGTCGACGACATCGTGGTCGGCCAGCGTTGCCGCGTCCGGATGGAAGACGACCGCGAGAAGCGCGGCTGGTACCACCTGCACGAGATGCCCATGGACCACGGCCGCGCCGTGCTGGTGGGCAGCTTCGGCGTCTGGCGCGGCGCCGACAACGGCGCGCAGAAGATCCGGCTCGACCGCTCCAAGACGCTCACCGCCGAGCAGCAGACCGCCATCCGCGACCGCATCGCCGCCGACCGCAAGGCCAGCGACGCCGCACGCAAGCGCGAGATCGATCGCGCCGCAGCCCGCGCCCAGGCCATGTGGCTGAAGCTGCCCACCTCTGGCGACAGCGAGTACCTGCGACGCAAGCTCGTTGCCCCGCACGGCGTGCGCTTCTCTGCCAACGGCACCGTGCTGCTGCCGCTGTGCGACGTGCACGGCAAGGTCTACGGCCTGCAGGCCATCTACCCCCGCGGGCACGAGAAGGCCCGCCGCCTGGGCCGCGACAAAGACTTCTGGCCCGCTGGCCTGGCCAAGCAGGGCCACTTCTTCCTCATCGGCTCGCCCGCGTTCGGCGGCGTGTGCATGCTGGCCGAGGGCTACGCCACCGCCGCCACCGTGCACGAGGCCACCGGCCTGCCCGTGGCCGTGTGCTTCGACGCCGGAAACCTGGTGCACGTGGCCGGTGCGCTGCGCTCGCGTTGGCCGCGGCTGCGCCTGCTGGTGCTGGCCGACGACGACTACCTGGGCAAGTGCCGCGCCTGCGGTGAACTCACACCCACCGCCGACCCCGCGTGCGCCCACTGCGGCGAGCCGCACCGCGCCACCAACGCCGGCATCGCCGGCGCCCAGGCCGTGGCGTTGTCGGACGAATCCACCTGGCTGGCGCCGCACTTCGCAGCCCAGCGCCCGCTCGACCGCAAGGGCCCCACCGACTGGAACGACCTCCACGTGGCGGAGGGCCTGCACGTCGTGCGCGCGCAGGTTGAGGCCCACCTCCTGGCGATCAAGTGGCGGCCCGCGGCGGGCGCGGCGCCTGCCTCCTCCACCAAAGGGGGAGGGGGTGGCGACAGTGGCGACGACCTGCGCTCCATCGGCACGGTCGACGAACTGCACCGCCGCTACGCGCTGGTGTACGAAGCGGCCGAGACCGTCTTCGACGCGCAGGAACACAAGCTCGTGCCGCTGGCCAGCATGCGCAACCTGTGCACCAGCCGGCAGATGCACCGCGACTGGATGGAGTCGGCCGACAAGCGCGTCGTGCGGCTGGAAGAGGTCGGCTTCGACCCTGGCGAGCAGGACGCGAACATCAAGTGCAACCTCTGGGCAGGCTGGCCCACGCGGCCGCGGGCCGGTTCGTGCGAGCTGCTGCTCTCGCTGGGCGAATACCTCTGCAGCCAAGACCGCCGCGCCGCCGAAATGTGGCTGTGGCTGCAGCGCTGGCTGGCCTACCCCATCCAGCACCCGGGCGCGAAGATGAAGACCGCCGTCATCATGCACGGCCCCCAGGGCACCGGGAAGAACCTCTTCTTCGAAGCCGTGCTGGCCATCTACGGCAACTACGGCCAGCTCGTCGACCAGGACGCGATCGAAGACAAGTACAACGACTACCTCAGCCGCAAGCTCATGCTGGTGGCCGACGAGGTGGTGGCGCGCCAGGAGATGTTCCACGCGAAGAATAAGCTCAAGGGCCTGGTCACCAGCGACTGGATCCGCATCAACCCCAAGTTCGTGGCCAGTTACCGCGAACGCAACCACGTCAACCTCGTCTTCCTGAGCAACGAAGTCCAGCCCATGGCGCTGGAACGCGACGACCGCCGCTACGGCGTCATCTGGACGCCGGGCAAGTGGCAGGCCGAGCTCTACAACGCCGTGCTGGCCGAGATCCGCGCCGGCGGCGTGGCCGCGCTGCACCACCACCTGCTGCACATCGACCTGGGCGACTTCGGCCCGGCCACGTTGCCGCCGATGACCGATGCGAAGACCGCCCTCGTCGAGCTCGGCATGGACAGCAGCGAACGCTTCTTCGTCGAGTGGACTGCCGAGCGCCTGTCGATGCTGCCCGTGTGCACCGTGCGCAGCGAAGACCTGTACCAGGCCTACACCCACTGGTGCCGCATGCAGGGCGTCAGCAAGCCCGCACAGCTCAACACCTGCATGGGCAGCTGGGTGAAGCGCCCGGGCACGCGCAAGTCACGCGAACGGCACCTCCTGAACCACAGCCTCACGCGCGAAGTGCAGAGCACCGTGCTGCACCCGCCCGGCGTCGAGGCGCCAGCCAACCGCACCGACCTCACCGCAAGCATCAACCGCTTCGCCGAAGGGCTGCGCGAGTGGCGCGACATCACCACCGAACCCGCGCGCAAGCCCTTCCAGCCGACCGGCTATGCCAACCGCGCCCCCAAAGCCATGGAGGAAGCCGATGCACCGTACTGATCGACGCCGTCAAGCCAGCAGCCAGGCCGCCGCGCGGCCCGCCGTGCGCAACATGCGCGGGTTTGTGCAGGCTGTGCAGGCGCCTGTGAAGGCACTTGTGCAGGCACTTGTGCAGCGGTCAAAAGCCCCGTTTTCCCAGGTGGCCGGCCTGTCTGTGCAGGCTGTGCAGGCCCATCACGCATGCGTGACGCGCGACGCGCGTTGCGCCTGCATGCACGACGCGGGCCACGCGCATCCCGCGCGCATCACGCGATCCCACACACCCTGCACACCTAAAAAAATCGTTGAGGGACAGCAGCTTGCAGCGTGCACCCGGCTATGCAGCCTGTGCAGCCGCCCTTGCACAGGGCCAGGTGCTGAAGCCAACCATCGGAGGGAACCGGCATGACGACGAGGCGCAAACTGATGTCGGCGGTCAATCGCAAGGCCAACCGACTGGCGCAGGAAAGCATTCCGCACCTGGTGAGGGCCCTGCTGAACATGGCGGCCCACGACGCGCCAGCCGATGCCGCGGCAATGGTTTGCGTTGTCGAGGCCGCCAGCCTGGATGACGTCATTGCAAGGCTGCACATCGAAGGCGCCAGCGCAGGTCAAGCTGTCGACGCGGAGGTCAGCCCGTGACGCCGGCGAACTTTGCCTGCACCAGTGGCTTGTCAAGCCCGCTGGCGCCGGTGGCCGAAGACCAGCGCTTCACGGCCCTGGAGTGGTGGGAGGAAGACCCGAACCACGATCGCCATGTCAGCCACGTCATGCTGCACCAGGGCTTCGACCTGAGCGCAGCAGGGATCTGGTCGCATGACATCGCGCCGTGCCTGCTGTGCGCGCCGTTGCCGCCTGGCAGCGACCCGGCGCTGATCCTGGACGATGACCAGCCGGCCTCTCGGCGACGGATCCACTTCGTCTGCTGCGGCAACTGCGGCACGCGGGGGCCCTGGGCAGGCAGCGAAAGCCAGGCGCTGGCGCTGTGGAACGCGGCGCACGAGAGGAACGGCCATGTCTGACAGCGACACGGCGACCCACACCGCCGCCTTCGGCACCCAGGCCGACTTCGGCCGCGCCCAGGGCTGGGGCAAGAGCTACGTCACCAAGCTCAAGCACGAAGGCCGGCTGGTCTTCACGCCCGAAGGCCTGGTCGACTTCGTCGCCAGCCTGGCCCGCATCCAGGCCACCACCGGCGCGCCTGAACGGGCCAGTTCGCCGGCCGTCAGCAGCAGCGCGCGCAGCGACAAAGACCGCCAGGCCTTCTATGACGCCGAGAAGAGCCGCATCGACCTCGAGGAGCGCATCGGCAAGCTGCTCGACCGCGAAGAGCAGATGGCCGCGCTGGCCGACGCCGCCGTCACCCTGCGCGCCAGCCTGGAAGCCTGGCCCGAAAGGTTGAGCTCGTCGCTCTCGGCGCTGGACGGTGACGAGCAGCGCATCCGCGCTTTCCTCGTCGACCACGTCGAAACCGCGCTGGCTGAACTCTCGGCGCGCTTCGCCGCCATGGCCGTTTCTGCGCGCGAATCGGCGCGCGAACAAAGCGCGGCGGCCTGATGCAGCAGCTGCGCCCGCCCCGGGCCCGCCCACTGCTCTTCGCCGCGCTGGCGCGTGCGCTCGCGCCGCGCAAGGCGCGCAGCGTCAGCGACTGGGCCGACGACCACCTGGTGGTCAGCAGCAAGAGCGGCACCCTGGCGGGCCGCTGGGTGACGGCGAACAACCCGCCGCTGCGCGAGCCGATGGACTGCTTCAGCACCCGCAGCCCGGTGCGCGACGTGGCCGTCAAGTTTCCCATCCAGTTCGGCAAGAGCGAGATCCTCAAGGCCGTGGCCGCCTACACAATGGTCAACCGGCCCGGGCCCATCATGGTGTGCTACCCCAGCGAGGTCAGCCGCGACAAGGGCGTCAACCAGAAGTGGCAGCCGCTGTTCGAAGCCACGCCCGTGCTGCGCTCGGCGCTGCGCAGCAGCAACAGCCGCGAGACAGCCAACAGCCGCTTCTTCAAAGACTTCGCCGGCGGCCAGTGGTACGCCGAACACGCCGGCAGCCCCGTGCGCCTGAAGAGCACCAGCGTCATGCTGCTCGAGGTCGACGAGCTAGACGAAGTCGCTTCCCAGCTGCAGACCGGCGACGACCCGCTGCAGATGCTCAACGGCCGCACCAGCGCCTACCCGGCCACCTACAAGCGCCTGTACGTCAGCACCCCGCAGCTCAAGAGCACCAGCCGCATCGAACACCTGTGGGAAAACAGCGACCAGCGCCGCTACCACGTGCCGTGCCCGCACTGCGGCCACGAACAGCCGCTGCAGTGGGCCGCGTTGCACTGGTCTGAACACCCTGGCGCCGACCAGCGGCGCCACGTCTGGCTGGCCTGCGAAAGCTGCGGCGGCGTCGTCGAAGAGCGCCACAAGACCGCCATGATCGCCGCCGGCCGCTGGGTGCCGGGCCGCCCCGGCGCCCGCATCCGCGGCTACCACCTCAACTGCCTGTACTACGCCATCGGCCTGGGCCCGCGCTGGGCCGAACTGGTGGACGAATGGCTCGAAAGCCAGGGCGACCCCGCGCGCCTGAAGACCTTCGTCAACGACCGCCTGGCCGAAGCCTGGGAAGACGCCAGCACCCGCCGCGTCAAAGCCAACATCGTGGCCGAACGCGCCGAGCCTTACCCCCTGCGCACCGCGCCGGCCGGCGTGCTGCGCATTACCGCGGGCGTCGACACGCAAGACAACCGGCTGGCCGTGCAGATCATCGGCTGGGGCCGCGGCCGCACCTGGTGGGTGCTGGACTACGTCGAACTGCCCGGCGACCCCGCGCAAGACGACGTGTGGACCGCGCTCACCGAACTGCTGAACCGCCCCATCGCGCACGCCAGCGGCGCCACGCTCAGCGTCGAGGCCGTGCTCATCGATGCCGGCGGTCACCGCACCGAAGCCGTCAAGGCCTACGTGCGCGACCGCCGCGTGCGGCGCCCCATGGTCGGCTTCGGCGCCACCGCCAACACCGCGCCCGTGCTCAGCAAAGGCAAGCTGCACGACGTTACCTGGCGCGGCCAGTACGATAAGCGCGGCGTGCTCACCTACCAGATCGGCACCGTGGCCGTGAAGCACACCCTGTTCGCTGCGCTGGCCGCCGACGCCGATGCGCACCAGGCCTGGGAACTGCTGCCAGATGGCAGCGAGAAGCCGCTCATGCCCGCGCGCCAGTGCCACTTCAGCGACCAGCTGCCGACGGAGTACTTCCCGGGCCTCATCAGCGAGATCTTCAACCCCGCGAAGAACCGTTTCGAAAAGCGCCGTGGCGGCGTGCGCAACGAGCCGCTGGACACCTGGGTCTACGCCTATGCCGCCGGCCACCACCCCGAGCTGCGCCTGCACCGCGCCACCCGCGACGAGTGGGACGCATGGGAAGCGCGGCTGCCGTCGATGGTGGCGCCGGTACCGGCCCGGGCCACGGCCGCTGCGCGGGCTGGTGCGCCAAGCGCGACCCCCACATCCCATCGCCCGCCGCCGCCACCTGCCGCCCGCACCACCCTCAACCGCTCCTGGTAGCCGCCCCATGCCCAAGCCTACGCCACAAGCCCAGCACCTGCCGTCGCAGCCCATCGCCGACCCCGACCTCGTCGACCGCCTCTTCGAGTTCCTCCGCGACGACCCCCGGCTGCCGAAGATGCCGCCCGCCGTCCTGGCCGAAGTCAAGGCCGACCTGCGCTGCGAGTTCCGCGACGAAGTGCGCCGCACCTCGCCGCTGGAACGGCAGCAGCGCGTGCACCAAGTGCTGGCGCTCTTCAACGGCCGCAACGCCACCGAGGTGGCCCGCAGCCTGGGCATCGGCCGCGCCACGGTGTACCGCTACCTCAAGCAGCAGGGCAGCCGCCCGCCTGGCGCCGCCATCTTCCGCGTCGCGCCGTCAGACCGTCTCACATTCCCTGGAAATGAGACAGACCCCCCGATAACTTCAGGCGACGCCTGACCCTCGCGCGCGGGGTGCTGGCGGCAACCTTGCAGCCACGCCACCCATGCCATTCACGTCGACAGACCTCGCCAACGTAGACGCCGCCATCGCCTCGGGCGAGCTGGCCGTCGAAGTGAACGGCAAGCGCATCACCTACCGCAGCGTGCAAGAGCTGATGGTCGCGCGCAGCGCCATCCTCAACGACATTGCCACCACCGGCGGCACCAACGCCGGCCCGCGCCGCGGCGCCTACCGCGTCACCTTCACCACCGCGCGGGGCGACTGATGGCCGGCCCCAACCTCAACGCGCTGGACCGCCTGCTCGGCTACCTGTCCCCCGGCGTCGCCATCAAGCGCATGCGCGCCCGCGAGGCGCTCACCCGCGCCTACGAAGGCGCCAGCCTGCGTGACGGCTGGCGCCCCCGCCGCGCCGGCGCCAGTGCCAACACCGACCACGCCGCTGACGCCGGCGCCCTGCGCGTGCGCAGCCGCGCGCTGGTGCAGAACGTGCCGTACATCCGCCGCGGGCTCGACAGCCTGGTGGCCAACATCATCGGCACCGGCATCACGCCGCGCAGCCTGTCTCCGCTCGCCACGCAGATCGACCAGCTCTGGAACGAATGGGCCGCGGTGGCCGACGCCGACGGCCGGCTCGACCTCTACGGCCTGCAGGCCGCCGGGCACCGCGCCATGGAACAAGACGGCGAGGTGCTCATCCGCCTGCGCCCGCGCCGCGCCGAAGACGGTCTGCCCGTGCCGCTGCAGCTGCAGCTGCTGGAAATCGACTGGCTCGACAACAGCAAGAACGGCGCGCACAACGCCAACACCATCGTCAACGGCATCGAATACAGCCCGCTGGGCCGCATCGTCGCCTACTGGCTGTGGGACCAGCACCCCGGCGAACTCACCCAGGCCCGCCGCAGCCGCGCCAGCAGCTACCCCGTGCCGGCCGACCGCATCGTGCACCTGTTCAACCCCGAGCGCCCGGGCCAGGGCCGCGGCTTCCCGCGCCTGGCGCCGGTGATTGCCCGCGTGCGCGACCTGCAGCTCTACGAAGACGCCGAGCTGCAGCGCAAGAACATGGAAGCGCGCCTCAGCGTGCTGGCCAGCGGCGACGCCAGCGCCATGAGCATGACCGAAAGCACCGACCAGGCCACCGTGCGCGCCACCGGCGAACTCGGCAGCCTGGCCAGCGGCAGCATCGTGCAGGTGCCCAGCGGCATGAACATGACCGTCGTCGAGCCCAAGGTCGCGCCGGGCTACGTCGAATACCTGCAGTTCAACCTGCACCTGGTGGCTGCCGGCATGGGCGTCACCTACGAAATGCTCACCGGCGACGTGAGCAAGGTCAACTTCAGCAGCGCCCGCGTGGCCCTGCTCGAATTCCGCCGCGGCGCTGAGCAGCTGCAGTGGCTGACGATCATCCCGCGCCTGTGCACGCCCATCTGGCGCGCCTTCATCGACGCGGCCGTGCTGGGCGGCGCGCTGCGCAGCGCCGACTACGGCGTTGACTGGTCTACCCCCAAGTGGGACTACGTCAACCCCGAGCAAGACGTCGCCGCTGACCTGGCCGAAATCAGCGGCGGCCTCAGCAGCTTCAGCGAGAAATTGCGCCGCCGCGGCTACAAGCCCGACCTGGTCTTCGCCGAGCTGAAGGCCGACCTGGACCGCCTGCGCAGCGACGGCACGCTCGACGTGCTGCTGCAGCTGCAGACCGGCAAGACGGC